CGGTACCTAGCATTGCATTGCCAGACACTTCGATATTCACCCGGGCGTGGTCTCCATTTTTTTCTTCCGAATGCTTCACCACATTCTCCGCAGATGATCTTGCTGGCAAATGGATTATTCGCCAGATCAGAGGAATACGCTTTGATATGATGCAGTTTCATATACTCCCGCCTGCGTTGTTCTTCTAACTGTACCGCTTCCCATATCTCTGGTTTCACAATCGCCGGATGATTATTTTCCACATAATACTGAGCTATCTGCCCTTGGTTTTTCTCTCGTTTCTTCGTCAAAAAATCCACCGTATACGTTTTCTGCAATAAGGCATCACCCTTGTATTTTTCATTATGCAGCATCTTTTCTATGGTACTGGCAATCCAGTTCACTTTCCCATTCCAGCCTGGAATCCCAGCTTCATTCAATTCCCTTGCGATGACGAAATAATTCCTTCCGCATAGGTACTTCTCATAAATCATCCGAACGATTTTCGCCTGTTCCTCATTCACAATCAAATTCCCGCTCTCATCACTGTCATATCCCATGAATTTCCTTGTGTTCACAGAAAACTTTCCCTGCTCAAATCGTTTCCGAATTCCCCAGGTACTGTTCTCTGAAATAGAACGGGATTCATCTTGTGCCAAAGAAGAAAGAATCGTAAGTAATACTTCTCCTTTGGCATCCAAGGTGTCGATGGCTTCCTTTTCGAACGTCACGCCGATTCCAAGTTCTTTCAGTCTGCGCACGTAATTTAAACAATCCAGTGTATTTCTTGCAAATCTGGAAATAGATTTCACAATAATCCGGTCAATTTTTCCAGCTTCGCAGTCATCAATCATACGATTGAAATTTTTCCTTTTTTTCGTATTTGTGCCGGATATTCCTTCATCTGCATATATTCCCGCCAGTTCATACTGCGGATTATTACTGATAAAATTCGTATAATAACTGACCTGGTTCTCATAACTTGATAACTGTTCTTCTTGGTCTGTAGACACCCGGCAATACGCTGCCATTCGGATTTTGGGTATTTCTTTCCTTGCCAGAGTTCCTTCCGTCACTTTCTTGCTGGCTGGAATAACTGTAATATTTTTCACCATCTGCGTTCACCTCCTCCCTTACTACAACAGGTTCGTCAATCGTCCATTCATCCGTAACACACTCTGGTATTCGGATACCTCTGCACACTTTTTTACCTTTGTCGATGTATGTGGAGCATGCCCACACATATTTTTTATAAGCGTAAAGCCTCCGCAGATGCTTGCCACAATAAGGACATATCAGCTTTCCTGAAAGCGGATAACGGTTTTTAAACTTCTGCGTATTCTTTGTATCGATATTTCTTTCTTCTGCTCGTTCTTTTCTGAGTCTTTGAACAGCATCCCATTCTTCCTTCGGTATAATTGCCTCATGGTTTCCAGTAATATAATAGCTTTGGACTTTTCCATCATTAGCTACCGTTGCACCGCCAACCTTTGGCACATAATATTTCTGCAAAAGGCAGTCACCTTTATATTTTTCATTCTTGAGCATACCCCGTATTGTTGTCTCATGCCATTGTTTTCCTGTAACAGTTGGGATGCCAAGCTCATTTAATTTCTTTGCAATCCGGAAAGTACCGTCACCACCCAGATACATCCTGAAAATCATCCTTACGATTTCTGCTTCTTTTTCGTTGATGATAAGGTTTCCATCTTTATCTTTGTCATACCCTAGAAAACGGTTCGTATTGATCATAACATCTCCACGGGCAAATTTTTTCTGAATTGCCCACTTCTGGTTTTCACTGATATTGTAAGATTCTTCCTGCGCAAAAGAAGCCAATACCGTCAGCATCAGTTCCCCTTCTGCCGACATTGTATTGATATCCTGTTCTTCAAAATAAATACCAATGCCCAGGCTTTTCAGTTGCCGAGATACTTCCAGCACTGTAACTGTATTTCTTGCGAATCTGGAAATGGACTTTGTATGTATAAGGTCAATCTCCCCACACATACATGCATTCAACATTTCTTGAAATGCTGGGCGGTTCTCACTCGTACCGGATATTCCTACATCGGAATAGATACCGACAAATTCACATCCTGTTTCCTGTGCATATTTCCGTATAAAATAGGCTTCTTGATTCTCCAGAGAATCCAACTGTGCCTCTTTATCACTTGACACCCGAATGTAAGCACACACCCGTTTTTTCTTTGACTGTGCACTCCCCTCTGGTGTTAATTTTCTTATTTCCATGTGCATTCCTCCTCGTACTATTAGTCACTCTAAAGCCAACAACTATCAAGTAGAACTGACCTTATGTAATATAGAAGATTGACGTATTTTCCCTGGAGGATTTGTGCTATATGCTATGCTTTCACTCGTACAGATAAAAGGAAGTTTTCTCTTGGCTGAAGTGTATTTTCCGTTTTACAGAGATTAAATTCTGAATTAATCAATGCTTCCACAGCCATTTTCCCACGCTGATCCAAACGCAGATATTTCATCAAGACTTCCATAAAATCTTCTTCAACTGCCCAGACTCCCATCTGCTGCATCTCTTCTTCTGACAGTTGTGGAGAACGGGTATCATCGGATTCCCCTAAAATGTAGGACACGGTTCGGTCAAATATCACACTCATCTGTTCCAGATTTTCAAAACCAGGACGGCGCTTTCCCATTTCCCACATAGCTACTGTTCCTTTGGCTACACCTAATGCACTAGCCAGTGTCGCCTGTGTCATATGCCTTTCTTTTCTGAGTTCTTTCAATCGCTCTGATAAATTCATAATATCGCTCCTTTTTCTTCCATGTTTTTATTGTATATCATATTGTTTTGTTTTGTCAACATCATATCACTCACATTTTGTTTTATCTTTTTCCATATCACATCCTACTTTTTAACAAATCAAAGTGCTGTTTTGCTTGATATACTGCGTTTTTCTTATTTTTAATTACCCCGCTTGTTTTTTCATTTATCTTCATGTATATTGTTATATATAACATCGCTCACTTTTTAAAGAAAGGAGGTTCTTCATATGGAGAATAAACCACGAATGATGACAATAAGAGAGATTGCCAGTACCGGACTACTGTCCGAACACGCTCTTCGCCTTATGTTAAAAGAAGGAAAGCTCCCGGCTATCTATATCGGGAAAAAGGCACTAATTAATTACGACAGATTGTGCGAAGAACTCCAAAGTCTGGAAGCAGATATTACAAAGGAGACAACACTGAAATGATTTTCACAAACGAAACTATTTGGAAAGGAGGTATATGCAAATGCAGGAACTTAAGAAGATGAAGATTTGGATTTGTTGGAATCACACGTTGACAAGAGATAATAAACCTACCAAAAAACCTCTATCCGCCAATGGCACTACTACAGGTACAAACGAAAAGTATCGCAGCACTTGGGTTTCTTATGAAGAAGCAACGATTTCTGCAAAAGAACACGGTTTCAATGGGGTAGGCTTTATTATCCCTGAAGGGTATTATTTTCTGGATATCGACCACCGGAATACTGAAGATGCCTTAACTCAGACTTTACTCACAAGGCATGACACCTACGCAGAGCGTTCTGTCAGCAAATCCGGTTTTCACATCTACGGTAAATGCAATACCTTACGCCTTCCAATTACAAATGGAAAACTGGACAAAAAATATTATACAAAAAATCCTCACAATCATCTGGAACTGTATATCGGCGGTGCTACAAATCGTTTTGCAGTATTCACAAGCGATGTAATTTATGACAAACCTGTCCGTGAAAGTACATCTGCTATCCTTACCACACTAGAAAAGGATATGATTCGCAAACCACCTGTAAACAATCATTCGAAATCTGAAGCTGAGCAGGAATGTTTTGATATCATATGTAGCCTCCGTAAAGATAAAAATAGCGAAAAATTTATCCGTCTTTATGATACTGGGAATATCACAGAATTTCAAAGTGCTTCGGAAGCGGATCTTTCCCTTTGCTCCATGATTGCATTTCGTACTGGTGATAACCCAGAGTTGATTGATGCCATTTTCCGTAAATCCGCATTGTACCGTGACAAATGGGAACGGGAAGATTACCGCAGCACTACTATCGAAAAAGCTGTAGAAGCCTGTCAGGGAGTTTTTCATTATTCCATTATGCCTCACCCGGATTATTTTATTTATGATCCAAAATCCAGGAAAATGAATGTAAGCTGTCCGATACTGGCACGCCACATCCGCAATGATCTTCATTATATTTTTGTCCGTGACAATGCCCACAGCGGAGTCCTGAAATATGTATATGAAAACGGCTGCTACAGACTCTATGCGGATGAAATGCTCAAAGGCATCATCAAACGATATATTACTGACTACGATGAAAATCTGCTGAAGATGTCCTACGTTGAAGAAGTGTTCAAACAACTTACCACCGACCTTGTTTTCGCAAAAAACGAAAACCTTAATTCAGAAGAAGGAATTATCAATTTTTCAAATGGCCTTCTCCGGCTGGAAGATATGACACTCCTTCCGCATACCCCGGATACACTTTCTACAATTCAGATAGCATGCGAATGGACAGGCCATGAAGAACCCACTCCCGTTTTTGATAATTTTCTTCACACACTGACGGACGGTGACAATGGAACAGCGCATCTGCTCCTTCAGTTCATGGGTGCCTGCCTTTCCAATATCAAAGGCTGGCGGTTAAAAAAAGCACTGTTTCTTTATGGGAAAGGTGATACTGGAAAATCACAGTTAAAAGCCCTCACAGAAAAATTGCTCGGAAAAGGAAATTATGTAGGGATTGACTTAAGGGAAATCGAAGCAAGATTCGGCACTGGTAATATCTATGGAAAACGATTAGCCGGAAGTTCTGATATGAGTTTTTTATCCATTGACGAGTTGAAAACTTTCAAGAAATGCACAGGCGGGGACAGCCTGTTCGCAGAGTTCAAAGGTCAGAACGGGTTTGAATTTATCTATGACGGATTGCTCTGGTTCTGTATGAACCGACTCCCCAAATTTGGCGGTGACAATGGGCAATGGGTTTACGACCGCATGATACAGATTGAATGTAAAAATGTCATTCCAAAAGAAAAACAGGACAAATTCCTACTGGATAAAATGTATGCCGAGCGTAATGGGATTGTCTATAAAGCAATCATGGCACTAAAATCCGTCATTTCCGCAGGGTATCAGTTTACAGAACCACACTCCGTTATAGAAGCCCGCAAGATTTATATGGAAGAAAACAATACCGTAATTTCCTTTTATAACGATTGCATGACCAAACGTCCCAATGGAAAAATCACTGACCAATGCACTACCGGACGAATCTTTAAAGTATATCGTGCTTGGTGCACTGACAACAATCACGGCTATGCACAGACTGCAAAAGAATTCCGTGACACCCTGGCTCTCCATTTGGATACCACTTTTTCTCAGATGACCGTCCGCCGTGGGAAAGGAGGTACGTTTTACCGTGAATATACTCTTACAACAGATGCCAAAGAACTCTATGCAATGGCATATGGATACGATGAAACAGAATTCCTTTCCTCTGCCGGGTGACAGCAGTGACAGTTGTGATGACAGCAAAATTCCACACTGTCACCTCATCAAGTCCTTGAAATCTAATGCTTTCGAGCAAACCAGTGACAGTAGTGACAGTTCTTTTAACTTCTTAGACAGAAAACAAAAATATATCTACCTACGGCATAGATACAAAAATTATAAAACTGTGGAAATAAATTTAAAATCACAGTCACTTCCGCCACCAAATCCCTGGAAGTCCTACTGTTACTGGATTTACAGAGTGACAACACAAAAATTCCTATCACCAAAACTGTCACTATTGTCACTAAAAATTATTCCTTTGAAAGGAGGCGAATCTCAATGGACAAAAAACAATATTTATGGGAAGGACTTGACTCAAAACGATACGAAATTATAGACATCCTTCCTCAGAAAAAACAATCTGCCGTAATCATCATGCGATGCAGGAATCCTTCTGACAGACACTGGTGTCTGGAATACCTTGGTAATGGTCATTATTTTAGCTCCTATACAGCATTAGCCGGATACTATCAAAAACATTTCAAAAAGAAACTCAATAACATTCAATTTTAAGGAGATAATCAATGATGTGTAACTTTGTATTTCCACTCCATCTATCAGAAGCCACAGGCATGTACCAGAATGCATTCGGGGAATTTTCTCTGGAAACCAGCCAGAAGAACGGTTCTTTTGAATTCTACCTGACCGAAGAAAAAAGCGGTCTGTTCCGATTGGAACGTGTTGACGGAGACAAACTCCGAAACACCAGACACATGGAAATCCTGTGTCCACATGACTGTATGCACAAACTCATTACAAAAGACGGACACATTTTCATCTGTACAAAATGCGACCCTAGACTTGCACTATAACACATTTTTAAGGAGGATTTTATTATGGTAACATCAAGAAATTATAATGAAGCGTACAACAAACTGATTCGTAGAAAAAACACAGCGAACACAGCCCTGGAAGAAGGTATGGATTCCAGCTCCGGAAGTTATCTCATTCCTATCGGAAATGAAAAAGATTATACTGCTGCCATCACCCGTGAGAACCTTTTCCGCAGATATGGTACAGTCATTAATGGTCCTAATACGGACGGAGTGATCCAGACCGTAATCTCCATAGCAGAAGCTTCCATTACGGAAGAATCACAGGCTTTCCCACAGGACGGAGATACTTTTAACAGATTGAACTTTCATTCCTATAAACTGGCAACACTTTCTAAACTTTCCAACACCTTCCTATCGGATTTTCATTTTGATGCAGAGTCTTATCTGAATAATGAATTTTCAAGACGATTTGGCAGGGCAGAAGAAAATATCTTTTTAAACGGCACTGGAAGCAAAGAACCCACAGGACTTCTTACTACCGCAGAAACAGGTGTGACTGCTGCCGACTCTGCTTTCTTTAACGCAGACGAAGTAATCGCATTGTATCTCTCTGTAAAACCGGAATATCGCAAAAACGGTATGTGGCTGATGAATGATGAAACAGCATTACTCTTACGCACACTCAAAGATTCTGCTGGCAATTATCTGTGGAGAAGCACCGATGATACTATCTTTGGAAAACCCATGGTGTGCACACCATATATGCCAAACATCGGAGCCAGTACCATGCCGATTGCATTCGGAGATTTATCCTATTATTGGATTCTTATCAGACAGCCTCTCTCCGTAAAAGTCCTGACAGAACTTTACGTTCATGAAGGCGTAACAGGATACGCAGCACATGAACGACTCGATGGAATGCTCATCCGACCAGAAGCCGTGAAAACAATAAAAATGCCGTAAAAAATATGGGCTACCGCCACGGCGGTAACCCGATACATATCATAAACCCGATTTTCTTCTGTTAAATAATATAATAAAAACAAGACGTTTTTCTACCACTTTTCGTATCCTTTTTAAGCGAAAATCGGAACAAAATAACAAAACTATATTGGAAAAAATCATCTGTTTTCCACTTATTTTGCCTATATCGCTCATACCTGGGTATC